ATGCGGTACAGCTTGATGCTTGCTTGTTACGCACACCTGCATCGGGCTTGTCACCATCAGCAGAGGTGCAGTCAGGGGCGGCTGCAGCCGCGTCTTTGTCATACGAGCCAGCGTAGAAGATACGGCTTACCTTGGGGGCGGCTTTGACCACGATCACATCCAAGTGGCGGTCTTCGATCGATGCTACTTCCTTGCCACCAGAGAGCAGGCGGAACACACCGCCCTTGATGGAGACGCGCTTCATGCCGGCACTGGTGTTAACACCACCGGCCAGAGCCAAAGTAGTTGCAGAAAGCTCAGCGTTCTTGGCGAAAGCTGGCACGTTTGAGGGGTTGAACATTGCAATATTGCTCATTTGATTTCCGATTAAGTTGGTTTGCGTACAGAGATATCGAACTCAGATGTGGAGTTCAGGCCGGGCGGTACGACCCCGGGGTTTTCTTCCAAGAACTGGGACATGTTTCCTTGCGCGATGCGCTTCTCCAAAAGCTCGACGGCCTCGTGTGCCAGTACGAACTTCTTGAACTCATCCCAGTCCTGTGTGTAATAGCGAGTTTTGACGGACATGACTGCCGTGCCCTCGGTAGTGCGAACTGATGTGACGCCCATCGCCTTCATCTGTTCCTTGATTGCATTCTTGATCTCGTCCTGTTGGCCTTTGAGTACTTCCGCTTGGGTGTCGTACTCTTGGGTCAGTTCGGTCATCTTCGTGCGTAGCTTGCGGTAAATCTTTACCAGCTTGTCTAACGGTACTGCTTCTTCTTCCATTGCTTCTCCTGTTAATTATTTGTCTAAGGTTGGACAGTTTACACGTAATTTAATTGGTTACAACCCCCTTTCATGATTTAATTTCAGTCTCGAACATCTCGGTAAGAAGTAAGTTATCACTAACTTTCCCTTCTAACGCATTAAACATCTTCTTCTCAATCGCGCTACCTTGAATGTGAATCACAGTAACTTTGTCTGAGTCTTGCCCCTTGCGGTCAGCACGGGCACAGCATTGGATGTACTGCTCTACGCTCATGAGTGGCCCATAAAACACCACAGTATCAGCGGCAGTCAGCGTGATGCCATGAGCCGAAGCCGCAGGTTGCATCACCAAGACCCGAGGGTCTGCTTCTGTTTGGAAGCGGTTGATAGTTATACCGCGCTTGCTTGGCGTGATGTCTCCATGAATGCACTCATTGACAATCCCCTTCTTGGTGAGGTACGTGCTGATGGTGTCGATGGTGCTTCGGAACAAAGCGAAGATGATGACCTTGCGATCCGTCTCCTCCAGTATCTCCTCCAGTACCGCAAGGCGAGGCGCTGAATCAAACTCAACAACTTCCTTGTCGTCTGTGTAAGCTGCACCACAACTGATCTGCAAGAGCTTACTCACACCAGCGGCGGCATTGACTGCCGTGATGGTCTCTCCTGCGGCTTGCACCAGCATGCGCTCCTTCAAGAGATCGTAGTACTTCTTCTGCTGTGGTGTTAGGGCTACCTCACGCGTCATGGTAATGACGGGCGGTAAGTCTAGGCACTGTGCTTTGGTAAAGCGTATCGCTGGCTGTAGAGCCTCGTGTACTTTGTCCTTGGCGTCAGCCTTTGGCGCCCACTTAAACAGTGTGATCTTGTTCATCACTTGATCGCGCCATGCTGTCAGGAAGCGAGGCACGTTGTCAGGGTTCACAAGTTTGGCTAACCCGTACGCATCCACAGGTGACTGCGAGGCTGGTGTACCTGTCATCATCCACAGATATGTATTGGGTGTAAGTATCGAGTTGAGTGCCTTCCAGCGCTTGGTCGATGGGGTTTTGTATGCGTTGGCTTCGTCCACAATGACTAGGTCAAAGCGGCCATCGTTACGCACCTCATCCGCTATAAGGTTCAGCCCTTCGTAGTTGGCAATCACGATCTCGTAGTCACGCTGAATCATCTCGATACGGCGACTAGCTTGAGGGTGGTGCGCTATGACGGCAGAGCGATGCAGGATGCTGTTGTTGATGTCGCCCATCCATGCGCTGTGCATGATAGACAGGGGGCACAGGACGAGAACCCTACGCACCTTACCTAGCTTCATCAAGTAGTCAGCCGCCCACAATGCAGACAGTGTCTTGCCTGTGCCGGGTTCGGAGAACACGAAGGCTCTCCTGTACATCGTCAAGAACGCTGCCGTCTCGATCTGATGAGCCATGGGCTTGTAACGCCCCGGCCAATCGTAGCGCCTAGTGATAGGCGATGGTACATTTTTAACACCTAGGTTACGCAACACCCGCGCTTCGTCAAGTCCCCAATACACAGCCACGTCGTAGCCACCATCCATGCGCTCGACGATCTTGTGTTTAGGTATAACTTTGTACTTGTTCGGGTTCCTTGTGCGTAAGACTATTGCTTTGTCTTCGATAATTTCCATTGCTTCTCCGAGCTATTATTTTCCGTTGTCGCTTTGGTTAGCGCTCTTGTTACGTAGGCGTGTATTGCCTGCTACCGACTTGCCCCCTGCACGCAAGGGTTTGATGTGGTCAATGTCTTTGCCTGCCCTGTCAACACCTTTCTTGTCGTAGGCTCTACGGGCTTTCTGTCTCTCAACCTGATCGGCTGTCTCACCCGTTTTCTTTTGTAGTTTGTATGCGTGTTTGTAGTCACGCTTGCCATTAGTCTGTGTCATTACTTCCTCCTAGTGTTTAGGATTGAACTCGCATCCGGTGACCTGACACCATCCGCATAGTGGGGTTTGATTAGGGTTCCATACATCTGTCTCAAAGCATGCTTCAAGACGTGCAGTACGCTCACGATACTTCCACCAGAAGGCTTCAGATTGATCGCGTGTCATCTGCATCTTGACCATATCATCTTTGACAATGAACAGCAACGCTGAGTTGACCTTGCGGATGTGGGGGAAGTGTGCGAAGACCATAAGTGACATCAGTACAAGCTGATCCCTGTCGGGGTACTTGTTGTTGCCGGTCTTCCAATCTCCCACCCACGCCGTAAGGTTCTCATCGTTAACGATCAGGATGTCGGCAATGCCTCGAACCCAAACGTCAGGGGACTTCCAGCCCGTAGGCTTTAAGTCCACCGTTAATGCCATCTCATGCTCAGCAAGCGCTCTGCCTGATTTACCCAGCATGGCGTCCACTACAGGCTGGAACTGCGCATACTCAGGTGGTATTGGCGTCTTATCCCTGATGTAATCTTCGATAGCCTTATGTACCTGATTGCCGTACCGCGTAGCCTCAGTCTCTTGGAAGGGGTACTTCTTTAAGACCTTGACCTCGTGGTATCGGCGCTGACAGCCTTCAAAATCTTTGAGGCTGCTGTGTGACCATGCTGGTTGTTTCATTCAAACTTTGCTGTGTTAATGGCTTCTGTTAATCGGTTGGCAAACTTGGTGACAAACGCTTCGTTGGAGTTAAGGCGGTGCTCGCCCATGTCTTTAAGAATTGTGTGTACTACCTCGTGCCAAAACGTATCGGTGATCTCTTCGGGCTTGAACTGCCTGCCCGTGATGTTACTCGTTCGACCTAGTTGAATACGGCGGTCATCGTAATGAACACGCCCTATGACAGACTTGTCTAGCATAGCTTCGACTACCTCGACTGAGTACCACCTACGACCTACTCTTATTTTTGTTGGTAACTTCATGCTTCTCCTTGTTAACTCTTGGCTAACCCATAACGACGGTGTGCGCCACCGTCAGCGTCCAATGGAATGCCCTGCATATAGGGCGGCTCCATAGTCATCTGCGCTAAGACCCAAGCCTTAGCCTCAGACACCTCTGCATCAGGAACCACAACGATCTGTTCGTCGTGTACTGTTCCAGCCACAAAGTATCTCTTGGCAGTACGCACCATACCATCTGTCATTACGCATCTCGCTACGCCCTGCGTGACATTGTTGGTTATCTTGCCTGCATATATCTTAGTACGATCTTGGCCGTATGTCCACTCGACCTGCTCTTTATTTGTTTTCTCGTCTGTGTACCGCCTGATATTTAGATCAGGATACAACAGTTTCATGCCCGAGGGAAGCTCGATTTCCCCCTTGCGGTAGGTCAGGCACTTGTGCTTGTATTCCTTGCCCTTGTACAGCGACTCGTGGATAAGCTCGGTGTTGAGCGCCCAGAAATCCACCACAGGCGTAGCCGTAGCCCTGTACTTGTCGATGATGGCCTTGGATGCTAGGCAATGGATGACTAACTCCTTGGTTGTACAGGTGTGCGGTATTGCCCTGAGCTTCTCAACGTTGACTTCCCAGTCTAGGAACTTCTCCGCGGCTTGTTGCGTAACGCCCAGCTTCTTTGCGAAAGCGAGGTCGTAACGTTGAGGCGGTGCCCCAAGGAACCCTGTGAGAAGTTGCGATGCAAACGCTGCCCAACCGAGGCCGTACCCGCACCCAAGGAGCGCAGACTTCGCAGACTGGCGAAGATCTGGGTGAGTTTCTTTGGTGAGATTTGGGATGTTAAACATCTGAGCGCCGAAAGCGGCGTAAGGGTCACCACCTGAGCGGAAGATGTCGAGCATGTCTGTGTAATCCGAAAGCCACGCGAGCACTCGCGGTTCAATCTGTGATAAGTCCCCCACGACCAATTGGTGACCAGCGGGAGCCATAATCGCTTTGCGTAGGAACGAACCTCGCTTGAGGTTCTGCATGTTGATGGCCGAGCCACGGCTTGCCGTCCACCGGCCAGTCTGCGCCCCGTAATAGGAGAGAGGTACTGGTAGGGCGCCACGTTTACTAATGTCAAGGAACCGCTGAGCACGGGTTCGCTCGGTGGTTGATTTAACCCGAAGGCGCGCTTCACATAAAAGGGCAACGTCTTCACGTTCACCGTTGAGTAGCGCTTGAAAGAGGGCATCATTCTTAGCCAGCGCAAGTGTTTCTTTCCCTGTAGTCTTACTGACTTTTGTTGGGGGAACCACACCGATGGACGTGAGTAGTGCTGCAAATTGTGGGTTCGACGCAAGCGCAGTTTCGTCCACGCGGAGCTTCTGTAATAGTCCTTCACGGTTTTCTTTCTCCTCTAGTATGGCATCGGTCAGCATGTTGGGGTCAAGCTCAAGGCATGCACGGGTGTACATCTTCAGCGTCATGTCGATGAGCCGAAGTTCTTTTGGTGGATACCCGACAGCTAAGCGGGTAAAGATCTGCTCACACAGCCATACATCGTGTGCGCAGTAGTCGGCTAACTCTTTCTCCATCTCAGGCGTTAGCACCCAATGGCCGTTGGTGTTGTACACAGCGTTGCCCTTTGGTGGTAGGCGAAAGTCAATCGCCAGCTTCATCAGCGAGTTACCAACCTCCACGCCCCTAAGAGCACGAGCCATGGAGAGAGAATCAAAGACAAAGCTTGGATGCCAGTCATATACCCATTCCAATATAGATATATCGAACTGAGCGTTATGAGCCAGAACAGCAGTAGTAGACTGAGGATAGCA